AAAGGTGTAAACCTAACTGCTGATTTGTACTCAGGTGAACATATAATTAAGTCAAGACAAGTTGAAATATGGGATGATAAATCTTGCAGCATTCACAATAATATAATATATCCTAGAACAGGATCTAATCTACCCTGTTTTGGTATGGATCTCATGGGAATGAGTGACAAACGTGTTGTTATTGTGTTTGATTTCCAACATCCTGTAGAGAACTACTTGTTTTACACACCAGAATTACCTAAAGTAGAAGGTACATATAGATTCTTTGAAGCTGGTAATCATTTCTCTGACAATCTGGTTGTTAGATATTGTAAACCTGATGAAGTAGATGAATATCTACCTTTGTTTAAAAAGTACTTACAATTCTATAAGAATATGCTCAACGAGCATCAACCAGTTGGTACTGATACTACACAGTATGTTGATTTTGATAGATACATGATAAGACTTGATCCAATCTCTGGATATCTATCCAGTAGATTTGGTAAAGAGCAATCACAAACACTAATCAAAGAATTCTTTTTCAGTTATGCCTAAGATAGAATTTGAACATAGTTGGGGTGGTAAAGAAACTACTCTACAAAAAATTAAAAAGTGGATCAGTAAACAGAAACCACCTTTTAATACTATTCTTAAATATCTTTTCTCATACATAGAAAAATGGTATTGGGATGGTAAAGTTCTAGAAACTATGGCAGGAGTTGATCTAGAAGTTAAAAAATTACATGAACAATGGGATAAAGATGACAAACAAATCACCCCACACATCGTGGAGAAAGGAGTACTTGGAGATGAAGGCTGGTCTATCGAAATTACAAATCCAATTGTTGAACGAAGGACCGACTCAACTAGCACAGGCATGGTTACTGGGAGCGATGCATCAGGACTACAAGAAGATGAAGGGAATCAAGGAACCACCCTCCCGTGAGTCTGGATATCAAACTACAATGAAAGAATTTTTTGCTAGATGGAAGTAATTGATAATCTAATAAAAATAATACAGAAGCATCAGAAGACTCTACCAAATGTAGAACCTTTGGAGGTTGACTCTGAGTTTGAATCAGTATTACATGACACAGATGATGGCAAACTTGACATCAAAAATGAAATGTATTATTGTACTGGACTTAGGAAGGTGCATATAGAGGTTGCTAAACTAGGTAATCTTAATATCGTGCATTGCATATGGTATCCTGATCCAGAGTTTGATCTACCTATTTTTGGTGTAGACATTGTTGCTGTAAAAGATATAGTTAGTGCTGCTATCACAGACATATCTCCTGTAGATGGTCTTGATCATGAGATCTTTGAAGACATAGAATATATTAGTGAGAGTTTTTATTTCCCACATGATAGAGTTCTACCAGAATGGGGTGAAGTGTTCTCACCATACTGTAAGTTTGCAAGACTAACCACAGATAAAGAGAAGAAAGATTTCTGTGATATTGTAGACCAATACCTTGACATATTTGTTGGTGCTGTATGGGGTGCAAGTAGGGATAGTTCTAGATCAGAACACAGATACTTTGGACAGATAGAATACTGTCAACACCAAATGAAAAATGATAAAACTAAAAATATATTAGTAAACTATTTTGGTAAAGAGTGGGCAGAAAGATATATGACAGAGGTCTTGTTTGACGAACCATAAATATTAGGAGACTTATTATGACAACGTGGCAAAGTACACAAACCCGTGGATTTATAAAGGCAGTGTTTTTGATTCTGATGACATCGGCGATCACTATGGGTTCGTCTATCGCATCACCAATACCACCACTGGCAAATCCTACATCGGCAGAAAGTACTTCGTGCAGAAGCGAAAACCAAAAGGAGGAAAGCGTAGAGTTACAAGCGAGTCAAACTGGAAGCAATATTACGGAAGTTCTGACGAGCTTAAACGAGACATTGGAAGAGATGGCAAGGATTCTTTCAGACGGGAGATCCTCTCCCTCCACACAACCCTCGGAAGAACAAACTATGAGGAGACAAGACAACTCTTTTTAAATGAAGTCCTAACAAAGAGGTTGACAGATGGTAGTCCTGCCTACTATAATAGTAATATCTTAGGAAGATATTATAGAAAAGATTATTTTTAAAGATTATGCAAATATTTCTAGACACTGCTGATATTGAAGCAATAGAAGAACGATACGACAGTGGAATAATTGCTGGTGTAACAACTAACCCGACTCTTGTTGCAAATCAAGGAATCAATTACCTAGAATTAATACAAGAGATTGCAGAAGTATTTCCTGAGATGGAAAGTATATCTGCAGAGGTCAAAGGTGACACAGCAGCAGAGATGATTGATGATGCTGCAAAGTATCGTGACATCAGTGAAGCGGTAACGATTAAGTTACCTATGACAAAAGAAGGAATCAAAGCATGTAAATATTTTAGTGAGGTTGGTGTAAAGACTAACGTGACTCTTTGTTTCTCAGTAGCACAAGCAGCAATGGCAGGAATGGCAGGAGCAACATACATCTCACCATTTGTAGGTCGTCTTAATGACAACTCATTTAGTGGTGTAGAATTAGTTCGTGGCATTGCTGATTTGTATTGCACACAATCAATTAAAACAAAAGTCCTCGCTGCTAGTTTACGTGACGTACATCATGTATCTCGTTGCTTCCTTTACGGTGCAAAGGTTTGTACTCTACCTATAAAAGTCTTTGATAAAATGTATGACCATGTTCTTACTCGTGAAGGACTAGATATATTTGACAAAGATTTCAAACGTATGGTATAATGTTCACAGTATACTCTAAAGAGGGATGTCCTTTCTGTCAAAAATTTAAACAAGTTTTAGAAATAGAAGGATTGCCTAGTCTGATATTAGATTTGAATACAGACTTTTCGTACGATGAATTCTATGAATTATTTGGAGAAGGATCTACCTTTCCACAAGTAATTATGGATGACATACCATTAGGAGGATGTCAGGAATCATTGAGGTACATGCAAGAAAATAATTTATGCTGTGAAATACCATGAGCGAAGCATTAGAAATAACAAAGGCAGAGTTTGATGCCAACAAAGAAAACTATCTTGATCGTGTAGAAAACGGTGAGATAATTATAGTAAGACAACCTAACGGAAGTGCTGTTCTTGCTATCCCTGAGAGATGGGATGATGAATTAATAAATTTATGGAACCATGACGACGGAGCATGATTGATATATTAGAATCAATAGCAAAGAAAGAACTCTACATGGGTTACATTTTTGGTATTATGATAATAGGGGGTTACATCAGACAGTATCATGTATTAGATGATGTTTATTCTCTAGCAAAAAGATACATAAAAGACGCTCGTATCATGATTATTATTACATCATTGATAGGAGGAGTCTTACCAATACCTGGTAGAGTTGCATTGTCAGCACCACTACTGGATGCTATTGCACCACCTGATAAAAAGAAAAGAAGTGAGTTTGGTATTATAGATTATCTTTCTACACATCATTACTATTGGTGGTCACCATTAGAGAAGACAATCATTCTTCCTATGGCAGCATTAGGTATAACTTATGGAGAGATGCTAAGTTATACTTTTCCTTTTCTACTGGTATGCATAGGGTATACTTGGTGGTATATCTTTACTAAAGTAAATCCTAGAAGTGTCATACCTGACATGAGTAACATTAGAGATTTTGATTGGAAGAGAGCATTACGAGGTTGGGCACCATTCATAGCAACAATATGGTTCTTGCTATGTGTAGGTAAAGCAGGAGCAATCTTCTTTTTCCCTTGGTTTGGTGCTATGTGTTGTTACTATGCATGGTTATGTAAGGATTGGAAGTGGGGTAAGTATATTAATAAACAGTTTGCAATTATTTCTACATTAGTTTTAGCACTAGGTGGTGTAGTAGGATTGATTAAAGAACCAGTTATGGTATATCTTAAGTCAGCAACACCAGAGATGATCATACCTGTAACTCTTGTAGGTATGGTAGCAGCATGGATCATGGGATCATCAGGTAAGTATGCAGGAATGACATCTGCTCTAGTATTGATCTTTGGTCCTCAATATCTTACATGGTTTCTTGCTACAGAATACTCAGGATACTTATTATCTCCTGCACATAAATGTTTGATGATAGGTCAGCAATATTTTGGTACACCAATTCGTAAATATTATGTTGTCTTAGGACGAATGTGTGCTATACTAATAGTATTAGCATTTATTGGCACCTTTTTACCATGAAACTTGAAGTGATTTTAGAACGCTATCCGTACAGGTTTGTACAGTTTGGCAAACTAAAAACTGGTTATCCAGATTTTAGAATACAGAAGTTCAATGAATGGACTCGAAGATACAATGACATGTACTTGCTAGATAGTCAAGCACAACTCGATTGCTGCATCGAAGACCACGAGTATACCAAGTGGTTAGACCCAGATCCAGAGGTAGCAGCATACCCTAGAGATACAGACACAATTACATCCCCTTACACATCATGAGCGTAAAATCAAACGTAGAACGTGCTGAGTCAGCAATGAGAAAGGCACTAATTAATGCTCTCGCAGAGGGAGAAGATCAACATCTATGTGAACTATTTGAAATGCTAATGGCATTGCGTGACTTAAAAGCACAAGTCAATAACACTATTAGATTCACTGATAATACAGAACAGTATTACAATAGAGAAAGTGAATTTAATATTGATCTTAGTAATCATGACAATGTTATAACTTTTCCAACTAAACATGGAGGAGATTTAGATGCACTGGATGATATTGAAATCAACACAGATGGAGACGAAGAGGGTTGACACCCTCTTTTTTTATGCTATAGTATATTTGTTGGACGCAACATGGGAGTGACTGAATAAACTTACTGGCAACCGCTAGTTAAGGTGATGAGACACAGGTGGTGCTGCTGATGCGAGTCAGAACCGACCAACCAGTCGGGTCTCAGGCAAGGAATGTATTTTACACTGTAGTAATGCCCATTCCTTTGTTGGTATACAGTAATCCAACCTCCCCCCTTTTTTAGATCACAATCCAATTAAATCCGAAGTAATATGTCATTCGCAGAATTAAAGAAAAAATCCCAATCAAATCTATCATTCCTACAAAAAGAACTAGAGAAGACAGTTAGTAACAAACAAGTTGATGAACGATTCTGGAAACCAGAAGTAGATGCATCAGGTAATGGTTACGCTGTCATTCGTTTTTTACCAGCACCAGATGGTGAGACAGTACCTTGGGCAAAGGTTTATAGTCATGCATTCCAAGGACCAGGTGGTTGGTACATAGAGAATAGTCTTACTACAATAGGAGACAAAGATCCAGTAGGTGAAGTCAATCGTAGACTCTGGAACAGTGGTGAAGATGCAGATAAAGATACTGCTCGTAAACAAAAGAGAAAACTATCTTACTACAGCAACATCTATGTTGTAAAAGACCCTAAGCACCCTGAGAATGAGGGTAAAGTATTCTTATACAAGTATGGTAAGAAAATCCATGACAAAATTCTTGCAGCAATGCAACCTGAGTTCCAAGATGAGACACCAGTAAATGTCTTTGATCTTTGGGAAGGTGCTAACTTTAAGTTGAAAATTAAAAAGGTCGCAGGTTTCTGGAATTATGACAGCAGTGAGTTTGATTCTATTAGTGCTCTTAGTGCAGATGATACTGAACTGGAAGCAACATGGAAGTCAGAGCACTCACTAGAAGCGTTCACATCAGCAGATCAGTTCAAATCATACGAAGACCTAGAGAAGAGGTTAAACCTTGTTCTAGGGTCTGCTCCACGTCCTACAGCACCATCTGTAGATAGTGAAGAGTATGAACCAGTTGCACCTGCTCCACAATCAGACTTTCGTGCTAAGATGAGTGCTCCTACTCCTGTAAAACAGGAAGCAGTTGTAGAAGATGATGATGCACTATCCTACTTTGCATCTCTAGCATCTGATGACTAACACAGTTGACCTCTGGGTCAACTACAAAAAAGTTCTTGATGATGTTTTCCCTGAGTTTAAATTTGATTCACGGTGGTGTGAGTGGAAAGGTAAAGGTGATCTGACTTTAACAGCAGACATCTTTACTGCTCCACATTTTATAAAGTCAAGACGAGTAGATATTTACAATGAGAAATCAGATATCTATAACAATGTAATCTATCCTAAGACAGGGAGTAATCTTCCCTGTTTTGGTATGGATCTCATGGGTTTCTTTGAACAGAAAGTTATCATAGTATTTGACTTTCAACATCCAGTAGAAAAATTTGTGTTCTCTGTTGATGGTTTACCTAAAGCAGAGAAAGATTATAGGTTCTTTGAAATGGGAAACCATTTTTCAGAGAACATTTTTGTTAGGTATTGTACCTTTGATGAAGTAGATAATTATCTACCTGACTTTAGAAATTATCTTGAGACCTATCGTAAGATGGTTGATGAAGCACAACCTACTGGTGAAGATTTATCTTTCTATAAAGATTTTGATATCTATATGAAAAAATTAGATCCAATTTTAGGATACATGTCCAGTAGATTTGGTAAAGAGAATGCTAATCGTATGATGGATGAGTTTTTCTTTTCTTACGCTGAGTAAACTGTCACAAGGGGGGTGACATCACCCCCTTTTTATGTTATGATACGCTTATATATAATAAGACAAAGTGTTTGTTGAACTATTTGAAGTAGTAGAAACTACCATGTTAGCTGCTACTCTTACTGTTGGACTCGTTTCCACCAGTGTTTCTATTATGAAAGGTAAAAGTCCTCCAGATTTTAATGCGTTTGTTGCATCGGTTCAACCACCTTATGAGTCTGACGATAAAAGAATTTATCCAGAAGTCTTTGAGAAGAAACACTTGATTCCTCCAGAAGAGAGATATTATGAGTGAAGAAGAAGCAATGTTTGGGTACGAACCTAAACCTACTACAAAATCAAAACCAAAAATAAATTTAACCAAGTGGTTTGCCCTAGGTGTGGGTGGACTACTTGGTCTTTCTTATATTGGTATGGTTGGCATGGTTGTCAACAAATCTAAAAATCAATTACCTAAGTTAGATATACCTGTAGGTCCTTATACATCCTATGTTGTCTCAGCAGACAAGAATGGATATAAGATCAGTTATACAGCGAACGATCCTAAGACAGCATACATTACTAAGGACATCAAAGAGAAGGGTGGTTTCTTAGGACTCGCAACAGAGACAACCAAAGTTGCTGAAGAATACTTTATGGATGGTAAGACTAATCAAGGTGGTGCTGTTTCTAATACTCGTTCATGGTTAGATCAGAAACCTGGTTTGACACAAGCACAGGCAGATGAAATAAATTCTGCACGAAAAAGCGAAGCATGTATTGAAGCAGTTGGTGCTGCAAAAGGAACAGGCAGATTAGTAGGCACTAGTGTTGGTGCAGCAGCTGCTCCCACTCTCTCTACTATCCCCTTCGTTGGTTGGGTAGCTGCAGGTTGGGTAGCAATGTTCGGTGGCGATCAAGGTGCAAACATTGGTGGCAACATGGCAGAAGACCTAAACAAAAACTGCTAATTCAATTCCATAAATCTGGAAAAATTTTTCTGGCAAATTTTTACCCCAAAAGGTTTTCACTTTTTGGGGTATAATTTTTTGATGCGTTCTTGACGTAGTTCTTCTTTCTTTCTTCGTGCTTCTACCTTCTCATCCCACCAATTTACTGGCCAACGATTGATTTTTAAAGCAGCAATCCACAATTTCTTACGGGGAAGACGAAAGTATCTCCTTATTATATCTTGGAGAGATGGAAGGTTCACAGAATTGTACAGTTCAACGTAACTATTTATACATCAAATTTTAATAAAACTTTACAAATTACACTCCAGTTTTCTTGAGTCTCTGACTTATAAAGTCAGAAGATTGAGAGTATCTATTTTGTTTCTTAAATTCCTCTACAAACTTAAAGAAATAT